CCACCCGCCGACAATCGGGGCCGAGGCCTGCGCGGCAAAGGTGATCGTCGCCTGGGTGCCGGTGCCCGAGGCTCCGGTGATGGCGACTCCTGCAGGCGCCTGCAGCGTTGCGCCGTAGCCGATGGTGTGCGTGTTGCCCGAGATCGAGCTGCAGCCGTTGTAGCCGCCCTGCTGGATGCCGCCTTCGATGTACATCCGCCCCTCGGAGGACTTGCAATTCCAGTCGCAATTGAGGGTGTAGACGTTATTCCAGAATATCTGGCAAAACTGCGCCGCGACCGTCGCACCCCACTGGGTCGCGCCATTGCCATTCGTCCAGTTCTGGAAATAGACGTTATTGACCGTGACGAAATTGTTGGCATTGAGCACCAGGCCCCAGGTGCCATTGGTGGCGGTGCTCCCGTCGACGATCGCGGTCGGCGTGAAGGGCAGGGCGCCCGTCGGCCCGTTGACCTGGATCGGGTTGAGCGACTGAAGCCACGCGGGGACGGTCGAGCTCGCATTAGCGCCCGTCAGCGTGGCGCCGGCGAGGTTTTCGATCCAGGTGCCATTGAGGACCGGCCCGTAATTGGTCAGCGCCGTCAGGGCGTTCTGCAGCGTGAGCATCGGCAGCGCCGCGGTGAGCCCGTCGTTGCTGTTGCTGCCGCTCGGGGATACGTACAGGTTGTTGACCTGTGAAGGCTGGATCCCGACGTAGAAGGTGTTGCCCGATCGGGTGATCTGCCCCTGCCCCGACTGCGGCGTCGTATGGAGGTTGGCGATCGAGCCCGCGACCGGGAAGGTGCCGCCCGGGAAATAGATCGGTGCGCCTGCGGCAGCGGATACGAGGATCGCATTGGCAATCGCGGTGTCGTAGGTCCCTGATCCTGAGTAGTAGCGCAGGATGTTGAGCTGCTGGTAGCCGGTGTTGGACGGAATGATGCCCGCGCTGATCTCGGCCGCGGTGCGTATGAACAGTGGCGGGCCGGGGGAGGCGACCTGCATCTGCCACTCGGTCCCATCCCACAAGAAGCTATAGATGCCATTGACCGAAAGGGCACCGCCCGGGAGACCCGAGAGGCTCGGGGTCGTGATCGGCTGCGCGCCCGTGCCATTGACGTTAAGGGTCGAGCCGCTCGTGTTCGCATTGGCGATCTTGAGCGTCAGGCGCATCCCGACATAAAGCTGCGCCGAGAGGCGCGAATCGGTGATGGCGTAGGCATTGGCCATGCCAGTGTCCTGAAGGATCACTGCTTCGATCGGATCGACCATCTGCACCGGGGCCTTCGTCTTGTAGAGCGCCCCGTTATAGGTGTATTGGATCTGGTAGGCCCCATCCGGGATATAGAAGCTCACCTGCCCGGTGACATCGGCGGTCGCGGTATTGAGCGGGATCGGGTTGGCCGTGCCGTTAGTCGAATAGATCGCAGCGTTCGTGAGCGAGGGCCAGTTGAGCACCTGGGCGGTCGCCCCGATGAGGGCGTTGCCAGACTCGTCCTGCAATGTCTCGAAATATTGAAGCATGAGCGCTCCCTTAGAGCGTGGTCACTAAAATGGCGCTCGCCGCGGCCATCGTCAGGTTGCTCGCGGTGGCGCTGTTCTGCGCCATCTGAAATTGCAGCGTCCCTGCGACGGTCACCACAAGGTTAATGTCATAGTTGATGTAATCGAGCGTGCTCTGCGACACGGCCACCGCGACAACGGGGGTTCCGATCGGGGTCGCCGAGGAGGCCCCGGCGCCGTTGGCCGAGTTTTCGACGAGCGCGTAGCTTGCCGGGCTGATCGTGCCGCTGAAGGTCGCGGCGATCTTGTAGCCCATCGCGCTTGAGACCCCGGAGATCAGGGCCCGGGTCTGGATCAGGTAATTGCCCGGGATAAGGGGGACCGAAAAGCCAGTGATGTTGGCAAGGGTCGTGTTGTTGATCACCGCAAAAGGGGTGCCCAGAAGCGTCACCACGGGGCCGCCGGTAATAGTGACCGCAGCCTTGCTGTAGCTCAGCACCTGCCAGTTACCCGATCCTAAGTACAGGGCGATCGCGCTGTCGCCTGCGGCAGTGAGGATGTTCTGGTTGCCGGGCAGGATGAGGCTGGTTGCGTTATAGGTCAGGGTCAGGATGCCCGTAAAGGTCAGGACGTAAAGCGGCCGGGCAAGACTCGCCGATGAGCCAAAGCTCGTGATGGTCGTCGTACCGTTGACCTGCGCGATATTGGCCCCGAGCGTCCCGAGATCCGTTGTCGGTGCCGAGGCGATCGGCGCCTGCGCGCCGAAAGGAGGATTGGAGAGGCGAAGGTAGCGGCCGGTGCCGGCATTGCCCGTCGGGTTGATGATCGTCGTCCCGTTATCGGTGCCCGTCGCGGTCGCATTCCAGTAAAAGGGGCCGCCAAGGCCATCCCCGATCGCAAGCCCCCCTTCGACCTCGACGATCAGGGTCTGCCCAGAGGCAAGCGCCGGGATGTTGGCCGCCCGCAGGTTCGCAAACACCGCATAGCTCTTGATGGCATTGGCAACGAGGTCCACCCCAAAGCCGCTCGCGGGGTTGGCAAGGTTCATCTGCAGGGAGCCGGTCCCCGACGGGTCATTGATCGATGAGATATTGTCGATCGTGACGAGCAGGTTCCCGACCGCGTCATACACGACGAGCTTCAAGGCCACGCCCGAGAGCGTCCAGAAGGCGACCGGGGCGCCGGACTGGCCTGCGGGCCTGCCCGCAGTGCTTGCGGTCATCGGATTGGCATTAGCCACGAGCCCCGTGTTGTCGGTGTAGGTGACCTGCGGGGTGCTCACGGAGCCTGCGACGAAAGTATTGATCTGGGCACCGGCCGCGATGACGCCGATGTTCGTGAAGTACTGCACGATCATCGTGATCGGGGAGAGGTAGAGGACTGGATTAGCCATTACCGATAGCTCCATTCCGTGCAAAAACCCTGGGCCTGCACCAAGGGCAATTCCTTTTCGAGCTTCTCACCAATATCGTCCCTATAGATCATGTTCGGGATCTGAATCTCCCCGACGACCTTATACGCCCGATCGCACGCCTGCCTGACGGTCTTGCCGGTACCCGTGACGACGGCCACATAATCCCCGCAGGTCGCCCACATGCGCTTATCGACGACCTCCCCCTCCTTCATGGCCGGCAGGGTGGCCATCTTGACGGACTGCGGGTGAACGTACCGGCGGTTGCCCTGGGAAGGTCCATAGATCGGCACATCGAGCGTGTCGCGCGCCGTCGCCTTGCTATAGGGGTAGTCGGGCTGGGCGATCACGATCCCGCAGGCGATCGCCCGATCGACCTCGAGCGTATCTCGCCCCTCGCAGGCATCGAGCATCCATTGGGCAGGATCGCCCTTGTGGGTCGCTAACATGATGTTCATGGCCGGCCACCCCCAGCGGCAGGTGAACTCGAGCGGCCAAGGCTGCCCATCCTCGTCAATGATGCAGTTGATGTCGACATCGCCCAGATGTCCCATCTCAACCAGATAGCTCTCGAGCGGCTCAAGCACTGATTCGCCAAGAAGGCAGTCGTCCTCGTACTTCTGCACGGTGCCAGCTTCACCACAATTGGGGCCGCAGTCTCCGCTGAGCAGCTTTTTATGTTCCCAATTGGTGTTGTAAGGGCCAATGAAGCCATCGCGCCCCATCCAGCGACTGACCCCTAACTCGATCCCTTCGACGAAGGTCTGCAGCATGACCCGCCCCTTCGGGTTCATCCCGAGGCGTTTCCAGTACTGAAGGCGCGCGACCAGGTCAGCGGCGGATTTGCCCACATAGGAGAGCGACTTGTCCTCCTCCGACCCGAGGGTCTTGAAGACATAGCGGGCCGGATGCTTTCGCACATGCGCCTCGGCCTTATCGAGGGAGTCGAACATCACGAACTCAGGCACTTCGAGACCCGCCTTTTTCATCAGCACCATGCCCGCCTCGCGCTTGATCTCGAGGTTCGCCGACTCGATGGAGGGGCCGAAGTAGGCGACCCCCTGTTTTCGCAAGGCATTGAGCTTGGGGATAAATTCATCGTTCCCCGTGGAACAGACAAGATCGGCCCAGCTGCGCGCCGAGGGGACCCAGTTGTCGATCCGCTCGAGGCCCTTCATGCCCTCGCCGATCTTCTGGTTATTCTCCTTGCGCAGGAAGTAGCGAACCTCGTGCCCGACCTTGATGCAGGCGAGCGCAAACGGGAGCCCGCAGCCCGCGTCCTCATGTTCGATGAGCAGCACCTTCATTCCCCCTGCCTCGATTCGGATGCGGGGACCGTGGGTGCGTACTTCTTGACCGCCGAGAGGTTCTGGGAGCGGCGCACGTCGCGGCGCGTCGCGGTGAGCTGCTCATCAATCGGGGTCGTTCGGGCTGCCCGCACTTCACGGGACCCCTCACCGAGCTCGCCCAGCTTGCTGACGCCCTTAGCCAGTCCCGCGACGTATTTAGTCCCAGGGACCCAGCCGCCGACCCGGTCGAGGAAGGTGAGCACTTTATCGAGGGTCGGGGAGCCCTTGACCCGGGTCGAGCTCTCGGTGAAGAGGTACTCGGAGGCCTCCTGAAAGCGGCGCAGCTGCTTGCGCACGGTCGGGCCGTAGAGCTCATCGAGGTTCGCATCCCCGATGTTATCGAGCGCGGTCTTCAAACCGACCCACGTTGCATGTTGCTCGCCGCGCTCGTTCGTGGTGCCTTTCGTCATCCGTTCGCGGATGTAATCGAGCCCCCAGCCCTTGAGGTCCCGCCAGGCGATCTTGCCCGCCTGCCGCGCCGCGGCATCCTGCCCGCCGGTGAGCAGGGAGCGCTTGACCTTCTGCAGGTCCTCGAGGTCGCCCGTGACGGTCTTCTGGGCGGTCTCCTCGATCGCCATGCGCCGATCGGAACTGTGCGGCTTGTTCTCAACCAGCCCTCGCACGGCCTGCTGGTCGGCGAACTCGGCCCGGTGCTTCTGGAAGGCCTCAGTCGCGGTTTTCCAGGCCTTGGCCGCATCCGGCACCTGACTCATCGCATCATCGACGACCTGCTTGACGTCAAAGGCGTAATGGGCGTCGGGCCCACCGCCCTTGATGATCTGGTTCGCCTTGATCCGAAGGTCATAGAGGGCGTCGAGCTTGACCGGGCGGCGCTCGGTGACCTCGGTCCCATCCTCCGCGACCTTCGTCTTCTCGACCCCCTCGCGCTTGAGCCAGTCCGACATCCAGCCGATGTGATGCAGGCTCGGGGACTTTTGCAGCAGATCATAGAGCGGGTCGACTCCGACGGCCGCATCAGGCTCGGTCTTGCGGGCGACCTTGAAAAGGTTGTCGTAGCGGGCCTTCGAGGCCTTGGCCTTGGCCCGAAGCGCGGTGTCCTGCACCGACCGTCCGACCGGCAGGTCGCCGCGAGCCTTGGAGCCCGAGGGGAGTGTGTCGGCCGTCACTTTTTTGCGGAGCTGCTCGACCCCGGAAAGGAGCTTAGCGTTATGTTCCAGATCGAGGTCGTGCAGCTCCTGGCCCGCCGAAGTCCCCTTAACCAGCTGCTCAGTGCGCTGCTGCTTTGGCTCACGAGTGACCTGACCCCGGGTCGGGTTATCAATACCGACCTGCGCCAGTACTGCCTGGCGTTTAACGGCCGCCGGATTGAGCTGCCCGAGCTTCGTCGCGTCCTGGGCGATCTCGGTGAGTTTGGCCTTGAATGTGTCAGATAGTGCATTCCAATCCACACCAAGATTCCCCACATAGGCTTGTGCCCTCGCGGCAGCCCCGGCCGCATTAGAAGCCCCTGGGGCGGCGCTCGCCGCGCCCGCACTCTCAGCTCCTGCAGCGCCCGCCGCTGGCGGGGCGCCTGCCCTAAGTCGGGGAATGACCGTTCCTGCGCCTTTGGCCAGCAGCGCCTGCGGGACGATCTCGGTCGCTGTCTTGGCGGTCGCCCCGATTCCGGCGGCGAGCCACGGGGGTGCGCCCGCCTTTGTCGCAAGGTCCGTCGCATGGGTGCCGACGAACTCGCCCGGCTTCTCGGAAAGGTACGACAGGCCCGTATCGACCGCTGCCGACATGCCCTTGCCCG